ATCTGTATCTTCTGCGTATAATAGTGATAGTAGCTCTGGAATAGGAGTTTTTACATTGTCGGTATCAACTGAAGATCAAGCTTCTTCTAATGTTAAAAATTTATTATTAACTGCTAAAGGCGAAAGAGTTTTCCAGCCAGATTTCGGAACTAATATACAACGATCATTGTTTGAAAACATGACACAAGAATTTGAAATTGAATTAGAAGATTCATTAACTGCAGATATAAAACGTTGGTTGCCTTATATACAAATAGTAGAATTAGATGTTCAGCGAGAAATAGATGCACATGCTGTACTTATTCGTTTAGTATTTCGAGTATCTGATAACGGTGCTAATCAAGAAATTGTACTTTATGCAGACCAAGAATTTATTAATATTGTTGATACTGATTCTGAATCTACTAATATTACTAGTACATCAACCGCGGGAGGATATTAATGTCAATAGTTAAAAAAGATATAAAATACTTAAATAAAGATTTCGGAACATTTAGAAATAATTTAATAAATTTTGCAAAAAATTATTTCCCAGATACTTATTCTGATTTTAATGAGTCATCTCCAGGCATGATGTTTGTTGAAATGGCATCGTATGTTGGTGATGTATTATCATATTATTCAGATCAATCATTTCGTGAATCTATGTTATCATTGGCACAAGAAGATAGTAATGTATTATTATTAGGTCAGTTGTTTGGATTTAAAGGACAATTAAATTCGCCGGCGCAAGGTAGTTTGGATGTATTTCAATTGTTACCAGCTATAGGCACGGGTGATAATGCAAGACCGGATTGGAGATATGCATTAAATGTACAGGCAGGGATGCAGTGTACATCTGATAGTGATGTAACATATCGTACATTAACTGGTGTTAATTTTGGTACTTCTGGATCTAATGATGCCACCGACGTTTCTGTATATGAAATTGATAGTTCTGGCAATGTACAATTTTATTTACTTAAAAAGACTGTGCCTATAGAGTCTGGCGAAGTTGTTACATATGATGTTAATTTTAGTGACCCTAAGCCATATGATAAAATAATATTACCAGAAACAAATGTTATTGACATTATTTCAATAGTTGATAATTTAGGCAATACTTGGCATGAGGTTGATTATTTAGCACAAGATACAATATTTGAAGATGTATTAAATACACAATTTCAAGATGAAACATTATCGGAATATAAATCAACAGTACCTTATATTTTAAAATTAAAACGTAGTGCTAGAAGGTGGGTTAAAAAATTAACAGATGAAAATAAATTTGAAATAAGTTTTGGCGCCGGCGTAAGTTCAGATGAAGACGAAGAATTAATACCTAATCCTAAAAATGTTGGTATGGGATTAGAATATCTAAAACGAACTACTACAACATCAATTGATCCTACAAATTTTTTAAGAACAAAGACATATGGATTGGCTCCGGATAATGTTACATTAACTATAACTTATACTGTAGGTGGCGGGTTAAATGATAATAGTTCAGTAAATACTATTAATAATATTTCAGAAAAAGTGATTCAATCTAATGCAGCCAATAGTCAAGTAGATCTAGCATTTGTAGAAAGTTCTTTAGCAGTAAATAATCCATTACCGGTAGTAGGCGGAAGAGAAAAAGATGATCTAGAATCGTTGAGACAAAATGCCATGGCATCATTTGCAGCTCAAAGTAGAGCAATAACACGAGAAGATTATATAACAAGATGTTATGCTATGCCAAAAAAATATGGCTCTGTAGCTAAAGCTTATATTATAGGAGATACTCAACAAAACTCAAATGATAAAACATATCCGCGTGAGACTATATCAAATCCAATGGCATTAAATCTATATACATTAGGTTATGATATTAATAAAAATTTCGTTCCATGTAATCCAGCAATAAGAGAAAATTTAAGAACTTATCTTTCTAATTTTAGAATGTTAACAGATGCTATTAGTATTAAAACGGCACATATAATTAATATCGGAGTTAATTTTGATATTATACCTAGACCTAAATATAATAGTAATGAAGTATTATTAAGATGTATTGATTTATTAAAAAGATTATTAAGTAATGATAATATGCAAATAAATGCACCTATTAATTTAGCAAATCTACAAACAGAATTAGATAAAGTTGAAGGAGTACAAAGTGTTGCTAGATTTGAAATAACTAACTTATTTAGCTTATTACAAGGTTATTCGGGTAATTTATATGATATTCCAGGAGCTATACGAAACAATATATTATATCCGAGTTTAGACCCTAGTATATTTGAAGTTAAAAATCCTGATGGTGATATTAAAGGACGAATAGTAAAGAATTAAGGTAGATATGTATCAATTATATTTTGCAGAACGAGATACAACATTGTATGAAAGATTTCCGAGACAAAATACGGGCATCGATCAAATATTAGAACTCACAAAAATTGCCTCCGGATCTAAAGTAGACGGTGATATACAAGCAATTACTACTAATACAAGATTTTTAATAGATTTTGGAGCTCAAATAACTGCAATAACAACAGCTGTTAATAATGGGACTATACCACCTATAGGAACTAGTACGAATTCTGCTTCTATATTTTTAAATATAAAAGCATCGGATGCAAATAATTTACCGTTATCATATACATTAAAAGCTTTCCCCGTGTCGCAATCTTGGGATAATGGAAATGGTACAGCTGCGGATATTCCGGAGACACATATTGGATCATCATGGTATAATAGATCCGGAGACGCACGTGGCACATCTGCGGTTCCATGGAATACTGGATCAGCACCTAGTTATAATAATCCCGGCACTACAGAAAAGTTAGGTGGGGGAGCATGGATAACAGGCTCTGGATATGAAGCAAGTCAGTCATTTCAGAATCAAAGTCCAGATATTAGAATGGATGTTACTGACATAGTGAAGAAATGGGTGACAAATGATATTGACAACAATGGTTTCATTGTTAAACGTTCTTATACAGAGGAAATAAATGGTGATATATTAGGATCTATTAAATTCTTTGGACGTGAGTCACATACAATATTTTTACCTAGATTAGAAGTTGCATTTAATGATGTAGAATTTTCTGGAACAGCATCATATACAGAAATTGCAAGTGATACATATGTTCCATATATAAAAAATATTAGACCGGAATATAGATCCGGAGATAAAACTAAATTTAGAATAGGCGTTAGACCAGAATTTCCTAGTAAGAGTTTTGTTACTAGTTCTTTCTACATGACAAAAGATAGATTACCTACATCAAGTTATTATAGTATTTCCGATACAGTTACTGATGAGATTATAATACCATTTGATGAAACAAATAAAAGTGCAACACAGATTTCATGTGATACAGCCGGGAGTTATTTTAAAGTAAATCTAGACACTTTTTTACCAGAAAGATTTTATAAAATATCTTTAAAAGTTATTAGAGATGGCGGAGATGATATACAAATACATGATGATAATTTTTATTTTAAAGTAGTTAGATAATGGCAATAGATGGACTAAATAGATATACGGGTAGAAACTCAGAAGAGTCATTTCAAAAATCGACAATAAATTTACGAGATTTGTTAGTCGATTCAATGCATAGAATGTATCCTAATGATCCAGTATACCGTGAAGGAAGGACATATATATCAGATGGCAATGCAGATGCCTTAAGAGAATTAGATTTACGTCCAATTAATGATCCAGAAAAAGATCTTGCTACTAGAAATTCTAATAATATATTAAGTATAAATTCTTCTATCAATCAAAAGGCTAAATATAAACTTAATAAAATGTTACCTACAATTGATGACTTTGATTTAGATGATTTATTAGAAGACGAATTTGATTTTTATTTAAATGAAGATTTAATGTTACTGCCACGTGTAGATGGATTATTTGTAATTAACAGAGAAATAAGTATTAATCCACCAGATTTTCATGATGCATATATGCAAAGTGGTCCAGCAACTTTATTATCTCGTATTGAAAATGGGCAAGCAGTTGACATAGCAATTGCATCTACATTCTGTGTATTTTATATTCAAAATAGTACTGCATTACCTATACCTAATTATAAAACATTAGAGGTGATGTTAGTAGAACGAAGTAAAACATATGATGATATTACCGAAGCTACTCAAGGACAAACTAAAGAATTTGATTTAACGATAGATGGCAGATATTATGCGGATATTGACGGCAATCCACGCGACCCATATCAAGAATTTTTATTTAGACAAGTATTAGATCGTACAATAGCATGG